GGCAAATAATCCAATTTATAGATTTAAATTCATTGATGTATTCCCTACCAGCGTGTCTTCATTCCCAATGTCTACAACTGATAGTCCAGATACAACCATTACTGCCGATGCAACCTTCAGATATTCTTATTTTGATGTTGACAAAGTAATTTAATTATGATATACTCCTTTTAGGAGGATTTGGTATGACTAAACTTGATGAATTATTAAATATGTGGGCTAAAGATTCTGTTATTGATAGAACAGAACCTGGCAAAGAACTAATCAATATACCCCAATTACATAGTAAGTATTTGAATATACTTTCACGGCATCGTTTGCTTGCAAAAGAATCTGAGTTCAAATATAACAGAATGAAGAAGGTTAAGTGGGAATATTATACTGGTAAATTAGATGATGAACAACTTCAACACCACGGTTGGGAACCATTTCCGTTTGTATTGAAATCCGAGATTACTACATACTTTGAGAGTGATGAAGATTTAAATAGATTAACGGCACAAAAAATGTTGCATGAAGAAATTGTTGATGTGTGTCAAAGCATACTTAAAGAATTACACAGTAGAACTTTCCAGTTAAAGGAATTTATAACCTGGGAAAGATTCATACAGGGTGTCTGATTTAGTTCTACATAAAAAAGATGAAGCGTTTATTCAGTTTGAGTGTGACCGAAATGTTGCACAAGAACTGAGTGATTACTTTTGCTTTTTTGTTCCAGGTTATCAATTCACACCTGCATACAAATCACGAATATGGGATGGTCGCATACGTTTGGCTGACCTAAGAACTTTTACCATATATCATGGTCTTGTTCCTTATATTGAAACATTTTGTAAAGAACGAAACTATACATTAGAAATTGATGCAGAAGTTAATTCTACAGAAAACTATTCTGTTGTTGAGGCAGAACAATTCATCTCAACATTAAATATACCACTTGAAGTAAGAGATTATCAATTAAAATCTTTTATACATGCAATTCGTAACAAACGAATTCTTCTATTGTCTCCTACTGCATCTGGTAAATCTTTAATTATATACTTGATACTAAGACATTTACAACTAGAAAACAAAAAAGGCCTGTTGATTGTGCCAACTACTTCTTTAGTTGAACAGATGTATAAAGATTTTGCAGACTATGGTTATGATTCTGACCAATATTGCCATCGCCAATATTCTGGTAAAGAAAAACATACGAATAAGTTTCTTACCATAACAACTTGGCAATCAATTTATAAAAACGACAAAGAGTATTTTGAACAATTTGATTTTGTTCTTGGTGATGAAGCACACCAATTCAAGGCCAAATCGTTGACAACTATTCTTTCAGGTTGCACTAATGCTAAATATCGTATTGGCACAACAGGCACACTTGATGGTACACAAACACATAAACTTGTATTAGAAGGTTTGTTTGGTCCAGTTTACAAAGCCACATCTACCGCTGAACTAATGGAAAAAGGACAACTTGCATCATTTAAAATTAAATGTTTGATTCTTAAATACGATGAATCTATTTGTAAGCAAGCAAGAGGTTGGGACTATCAATCCGAAATCGAATATATAGTTAAAAGCAAACCAAGAAATGATTTTATAAAAAACTTGGTATTGCCTTTAAAGGGTAATACACTTGTGTTGTTCCAGTTTGTTGAAAAACACGGCAAGGAGTTACATGCACTTATTAAAGAACATGCAAAAAATAGGCATGTATTCTTTGTCTTTGGTGGCACCGATGTTGAAATTCGGGAATCAGTTCGTGCAATTACTGAAAAAGAAAAAGACGCTATTATTGCTTCTTATGGTACCTTTTCTACTGGCGTTAACATTCGTAACTTACACAATATTGTTTTCGCTTCTCCTTCAAAGTCTCGTATTCGTAATCTACAATCTATAGGAAGAGGATTAAGATTAGGTGATGACAAAGAAGAAGCTACTCTATTTGATATCTCAGATGATTTTAGAGTAGGCAAATATACCAATTATACCTTGCACCATTTTGTTGAACGTGTTAAAATCTACGATGATGAAAAATTCAATTATAAATTCTATAACATCAATCTCAAAAATGAATAATATAAAAATACTCAGGCTTCAATCTGGAGAAGATATCATTGCAAATTACAGTATTGATGAGGAGTCTGGTGTGGTTGAATTAAACCGCCCTATGACATTATTCTTTAAAAGACTACCAACTGGTAAATCTGTTATGATTATGGGACCTTGGTTGCCAGTAGAATTGATACAAGATAATACTGCATCATTATATACACAAGATATATTGATGTGGCGAATGAGACTGAAGAAACCTTAAAAGAACAAGGAGATGAAATTGATATGACTCTTTCATCTCAGGAAGACTTGAATGAGGAAGATATAGAAGATGATGAAGACTGGGATATGGAAGAAATATTAAAGGTAGTTAAAGAACGGAAAACTATACATTGAAAACGGAACACCGCAATGATAACACTACAAGTTGAATGTGTCAAGCGTAAAGATAGGTAATAATAGCACAAGGGTGGTGCATTTAATAAAAAATGTGTTATAATGATTTCTATGTTGGAATACAATCAAGATAATTTACAGAGAGTTACAGATATAATTAAAAGAAACCTCACAACTGATTTGTTACCTAGAAAATGGATTTCTAGAAACAAAGATAATGTTATGTTTGGCCATTGCCACAATGTTGCAGGTTGCTTATATAAAATATTTGGTTCTAAACAACTTGATATGTATAGAGGCTTCGATGGAGAAATATATCATTGGTGGGTACAAGATAAAAGTGGAAAGATAATAGATTTAACTTCAGAACAATATACAAGTGTAGGCAAATTACCACCACATGACAAGGCCGAGAAAGCAGGACTTTTAGGGTTTGAATATAAAAAAAGAGTTCTTAGATTATATGATAGAGTGACAATAGAATTAAATGGAAAAAAATTAGGATTATTAGAATATTATGAGTAAAAAACATTATGTAAACAACGGTGACTTTCTTATAGCACTAACAGAATACCGTTCTAACTGTGACATTGCCAAGACAGAAGGCAAAGAAGACCCTAGAATACCAAACTATATTGGTGAATGTTTTCTAAAAATTGCAGAACACCTATCACGCAAGCCAAACTTCATCTCATATTCTTTCCGAGATGAGATGATTGCTGACGGCATAGAAAACTGTTTGATGTATTTCCGTAACTTTGATCCAGACAAGTCAAAGAATCCATTTGCATATTTTACACAGATTATTTACTTTGCTTTTCTTCGCCGTATTATGAAAGAAAAGAAACAGCTATACATTAAATACAAAGCAACTCAACAATTTGGTATATTAGATGAAGGTGAAATGTATGAAGATGCTGAAGGTAATATGAAACAGTTTGAATTGTATGATAACATTTCTGAGTTCATTGAAACTTTTGAACAAAATCGAGAGAAGAAAAAGAAAATTAAAATAAAAGGTGTTGACAATTTTATTGACCCAGCTGATTTAGATATTCCTAAAGAACTATGAAAATTTGTATTCTAGGTGATACGCATTTTGGTATGCGTGGTGATTCATTAGAGTTTCACCGTTATTGTAAGAAGTTCTATGATGATGTATTCTTTCCGTATCTAATTCAAAATAAGATTGATACGGTTTTTCAGCTTGGTGACTTATTTGACCGCAGAAAGTTCATTAATTTTAACTCACTATACCTGTGTCGTAAATATTTCTTTAATAAACTTCGTGATAACAACATTACACTTCATACACTTTTAGGTAACCACGATGTTGCATTTAAGAATACTCTTGAAGTAAATTCTACCTCTTTATTGTTGCAAGAATATGAAAATATTAAAATCTATGATGAGTTCGATTCAGTATCATTTGATGGTGTGGGAATTGATATTGTACCTTGGCTTTGCTCTGAGAATCAAGAAGAAATCTTTACGCAAATAAAAAATAGCCCCTATCAAATTTGCTTTGGGCATTTTGAGATTGATGGGTTTGAGATGGATCGTGGCAATGTTTGTCATGGAGGTATTGACAAACAACCATTAACCAAGTATGATATGGTCTTAACAGGACATTTTCATCACAAATCAAATGATGGGCATATCTATTATGTTGGCACACCAAGCGAAATGACTTGGGCTGATTATAATGATCCAAGAGGATTTCATATCTTTGATACGAGAACTCGTGAATTGCAGT